GAAGAGGAAGTCGAGAAGAGCCATTTCAGCGCCTCCGTCCGAGATATTGCTCGGGGGGTTTCGCGTCCGGTGAGATCCGGCCCTGCGATAGCGCGCGGCCCTTGTGCGAGCGGATATTGGCACGGAAACGGTCCAGAGCGCGAGCGCCTGCATCGCTGGAGCCGTCGCCGAGCATCGCGACCGTCTCCGCGTCGATGACATACTCCCCGTCGCTCAGGCGCGCCGGGATCTCGTCCGAGCGCCCGGTGCCGGGTCCGGCGACCGGCCCCTGCCCGCCTCCAGCCATCGTCGCCAGCGGGCTGCCCGCGCCCATGTAGCCACCGTGCGCGGCCTGAACAGAAGAAGTCCACGTCCGGTCCATGAACTGGGGCGAGGCGGCATCGGTCTGCGGCCGCATCCCGTACCGATACCAGTCGGTGTTCCCAGCCGGGATTGGTCGAGACGAGACCGAGTAGTTGGTCGGCCGGAACGTGTTCGCCTGATAAGACGCCGGAATGGCGGGCTGCTGCGGCTTCTTCTGGCCGAAGGCCTGCGAGGCCAGCAGCAGCGCGCCGCCGCCGAGCAGGGGCCACTTGTACTTCGAGAGCAGGCTCTCGGGCTTCGCGACCTCGCTGGAGACGGCTGGCGCGGACGCGCCGACCTCGGCCAGCGGCGACGGCGACGGTGCGCCAGCTCCGCCGATGGAGATGCCCGCCGCTGCGGCCTTGCGGGCGGTCTCCTGAGCCATCTCGGAGGCCGAGGGGGCCTGCGCCCCACCCCCGACCGCTCCCGCTGCTCCTGAGCCAGCGGCGGCGCTCCCAGAGGGCGTCGCGCCGCTCAGGTTCAGCCCGTCGAAGACGGTCGGCCGCACGGTGTTCTCGATGCCGAGCGCGTTGCCGAACTCGGTGCCGGAGAGGGCGTTGGCGACGACCGGGGCGAGCGCGGAAGTGGCCGCGCCGGTCAGGCCGCCGAGGAGCGCTCCCTTCCCGCCCCCGCCGAGCGCGCCAGCGCCCGCGCCGATGAGCGCGTTGCCGAGCACCGGGGCGAAGGTGCTGCCCGCCCCCAGCGCCGATCCGATTGCGGTGCCGATGCCCGGCGCGAACACGCTGGCGAGGACCGGGATGAACGGCGCGGCTGCTTTGAAGAACGAGCCGAGCTTGAAATACTCGGGCAGTCCGGTCTTCGGGTTGCGCGTCGGCTCGCCCCAGTTCTGGCGCAGCCAGCCGAACTCCTCGGGCGACAGGTGGACGACCACGCTGTCTCCGTTCCGCCCCGCAGCGTTTACACGCTGGGCAGCGTGAGCAAGGCCGCCGCTCGCATATCGAGGCTCGGTGATCACGCCGAAATGGCAGGGCATCATCGTCATGGTCAAAGTCCTTGATCGAATTGCTGGCAGAAGGCGAACGCCCAGTTCTGCCAGTCGGTGAACTCGAAAGGCGACGGCACGTTGCGCTCCTGCATTTCGGAGAGCGACGCGATGCGATTGGCCCACGCACGCCAATCAGACGGATCATCAAGCCGTCCGACGTTGCCAAACGCCTCGACCTCGGGCACGACGTAGTCAGCCCACTCGCTGATCGTGAGGCCGCGCGGATCAATCATCCGATCACCGTGCCATCGCTCGGCTCTACATGCGCGAGACAGTGGCCCATCTGGTAGTCGCCACCGACGACATTGGAGCGAAACTTGAAGCGGAGGTTTCGGCGCGCCTCTTTCGACGGAACGATCTGCTGGTACGAGGCGCTCGCGGTCTGCGGAAACGAGATCTCTTCGCCATTGACCTCTGGAGCGCGCGCGTTCGTCGTGCCAGTGATCTGCGCCGTCATGTCGCCGCTCTGGACGAAGTCCGGCTCGATCATGCTCACGCGCAGCCACTGGTTCAGCGCCTTGCCGAACGGCGCGCCCTTCGGCATCGAGATGTCTGCCGTCTCAAAGTAGCTGTCGATGGCATTCGTCGCGATAGGGCTTCCCTCGACCGCATCGACGCCGATCTCGTGCTGGAGAAGCTGGTACTTCCCGCTCGACGCCGTGCCGCCAGTCATCAAGGGATACGGAAACACCTTCGGCGTGATGCCGGTCGTCCTCATGTTCAGCGGCAATTCGGTGTCGTACCAGACGGCAGATCCTGCGAGCGCGCTCTCGCGTGCGTTGAAAACCACCGCGTGCGAGCACTCCGTCGCCGTCCCACGCGGATAGCAGAACCAGATCTCGCCCCAGCGTGGAACGGAGAAGGCGAATACCTTCGAGCGCTGCGCGTAGTTCAGATTGTCGAAGAACCAGTTCAGGTTCATCGTGTTCGGCATCTCACGCACGACGCCGTTGAACATGTAGAACTTGTCCACGCCGACCCAGTAGTAGATGCCCTCGAACTCCACGACGGCGTTGGGCGACATGATCGAGATGTTGTCGGAGATCGTGTCGAACGCGAACACGGTCGAGCCGCCAGTGAAGTATGCGCGCAGCAGGCTGTCGGTGCTCCAGAGCAGGCCAGAAGGCGATGCGCCCGGGCCGCCGCGAAGCACAAGCCCGGCGACCAGCTTCGACTGCGTGATGCGCGCGCGGCCGGATCCAGAGCTGGTGAAGTCTGTCGGCTGGTTCGCGACGGACCACGCGAAGCCACCGGCCTGACCGAAGGCGCAGAGATACGGATGCAGCACCACGAGGCCGCCCGCGAGCGCGTTCGAGCCGGTAATGTTCGCGTCCGTGATCTGGGTGAATGCCGATGTCGCAGTCGTGTCCCCGTAGTAGAGAAGGCCGCCGGTCTCGTTGTCGATCTGCCCGAGGTTCGGAGCGACGTGCGCGACGACGACGCTGCTTGAACCCGCCGCGTTGTACATCGTCGCGGTCGTCCACTCGTTTGCTGCGTTAGCAGAATAGCCTGCGGGCGTGCGGTCGATCACGCCTGTCGCGACGCCAGAAAGATTGTCGATGGCGATGCGTTCGATCCCACTCTGCGAAAAGCAGTGGATGATCGTCTGGCCGTTGGCGTTGTCAGCATTCACTTCACGCACTGGACCGGCGAGCGACGAGCTGATCTGGCGATAGCCGAGCATCTTGCGCGGCAGACCACGCTGCCAGCGCACCCACTTGCCATCGACGTAGAAGTCCCCCTCAAGCATCGTGCCGTCGCGCTTGATGCCCGGCTTCGAGAGGATGCGGACCGGGGTCGGTGCCATTGCGTCACGCCATGTCAGCGAGGAGAGTGGCCGACACGCGGCCGGACGCCTCGACGTAGTAGACGAGGAGATCAACCGCATTCGCGGTCGTCGTCAGCGTCGGCGCGGCACCGCTCTGGAACTTCCAGTTCGAACCGAAGCTCGCGGTGCGGCTCCCGGTCGCGTCCTGCACCAGCCTGATCACGCCGCTCTGCCCCGCGACCTGATTGGTCGGGTTGTCGAGAAGGATCGCGCCGGTGAGGGTGATCGCGAAGTTGTTCGCGCTCGCGAGATCGAGCGCAACGGTCGCCGCATAGGACACGGTGGACGGCGTGCCGCGCGTCGCAACCGAGAACGTCTTCACGCCCGTCGCCGTTTGCGCCTGCGAAAGTCGCATCACATCGGTCGCGGCGAAGCCCGCGTCGGCGGTCAGCGTTCCGGTCGCGTCGCCCCACGTCACGAGGTTGCCGTTCGTCGTCGAGGCGGGCGTCGCGTTGCTCGCGGCGGTGATGCGACCCTGCGCGTCCACCGTCATGTTCGAGGCGCGATACGACCCCGCGCTCACCGCCGTGTTGGCGAGCGAGATCGTGCCGCTCGTCGTGACTGGCCCACCTGTCAGGCCGGTGCCAGTGGCGACGCTCGTCACGGTGCCCGAGGTGGTGGACATCGCGATGAACATGTTCGTGCCGTTCGACACGAGAATTGCGCGAGAACCGGAGGCAATGTTGGCGCTCGTCACGCCAGCATCAGCGCCGTTCACGCGCCACGTCGCGGTGTAGCCGCCGAGGGTGAGGCTGTTGTTGACGAACCAGTAGCCTGCGGCCGTGCCGTATTCGTAGTTCCTGTTGCCGGTGAGCGTGCCGTTGAATTGCTGGATCTGTGCCGCGACCTCCGATGACGTGAGCGTCTGCGTCCCGGCCGCTCCACCGGCCGTGATGTTGAGGGCGGTCACGGTGTTTGTCACCGAGCGACCACGACCGATAGAGCGGAACTGCGTGCCGTCGCACACGACCATGCAGCTCTCGGTCTGGTTCAGCGTGATCGTCGTCGCGCCGTCGATCAGCTCGCTACCGGCGGGGTCGAGCGTCAGCGATCCAGACCCGTCGTTGCGGACCATGAAGAACCAGTTGTTCCCCAGCGTCGCCGCCGAGTCGAAGGAGAAGGTGATCGCGCCTCCGGTCGAGACAATCATCTGCGCGCGGTCGTTGGTGCCGAGCGTGTAGTTCGCGTTCTTCGTCGCGACAGGGCAGCTCTGGTTCAGCGTCGTGGTGATCGCGAGCAGGCCAAGCCCGGCGAGCGCGGCTGCGTCGGCGCTCGACGTGCCAGCGCCATACTGGATGGCACCCCAAGTCCCGGCCGCCGTCGCGTTCGAGCGGAGGTAGACCAGCCAGCCCTCGCCCGCCCCAACCGTCGCGATGACGCTGCCGGTCGAGGTCTTCACCGTGAAGGACGACGCACCGAGGTTGCGGAAGAGGGCGTCGGTGCCGTTCGAGCCTCCGGTGGCGTCCGGCATGATGATCGAGAAGCCAGCCCCGCTCGGCGTCACGTCGATCTTGTCCGCGACGACGCTCGATCCCGGCGGCGCGTTCAGAGGCCACACGAGCGTCGTGTCGGCGGCGAGGGTAATCGCGAGGTAGGAAAGGTCGGCGGGGTTGATGTTCTGGCCGCCGAAGGTCTGGGTGTAGCTGGTCATCTCAGGCTTCCTTCCGCGCGGTCGTGCGGTCCATCATGCGCTGCACGTCTTCGCCATTCGTCGCGGCGAGATTGCGGTCGTAGAACGACTGCCAGACCCCGATGGCATCCGTGTTCTTCAGGAACGGCGCGGCTTCGAGGAGCGTCGCGTACAGCAGGAGATCCGGCGCGTAGTCGGTCAGCCAGTTCGTCTGGTTCGCGTCGTCGAGCAGCGGCAGCGTCTGCCAGTACAGGATCTCGACGCCGTAGGCGGCGTCCGGCGTCGGCGCGATCAGCCAGTGGCTGAAGTCGTAGTCGGCGTAGAACAGCGGCGACCCTGTCTGGCTCTCGTCCGGCCAGTAGCTGCGGGCGTACTCGTAGCTGCGCGGGTAGATGAACTGCCGGTTCGGTCCGAAGCTCATCGAGATCGTGCGACGCCAGCGATCCGGCTTGTCGTAGACCGACACGCCGTTCGCGAAGTTCGTCGAGACGACGTTGATGAACCCCTCGATCTTCAGCTCGCGCGCGCAGCGCCTCTCGGCCGCGTTGATCAGGCGCGGGATCTGGTCGTAGACGAGCGGATCCGACGCCGCCGTGAAGCCACGCTCGATGTAGCGCTGCACGTCTTGCTTCAGCGTCGTGAAGGTCATCGAGGTCGCCATCAGCCCCTCCAGCGCACCCAGAGCGCGCGCACGCGATCACGCAGGCGCGCCGCGATGCGGACGATGTCTTCCCTGATGGCGGTCAGCAGCAGCATGTCGGCGCGCCCTTCGTCGGTGGTCCCGACGTGTAAACGTCGTGGGAGATTACCAAATCGGCAACCGTCACGGCAGCCCCTTTTCATGGGTCTCGGCGGAAAGCCTCCGGTAGGCGTCTGCGAGCTTCGCGTCGTAGGCGTTCTTCGCGTACCCCGGGCCGTTGTAGCCCCGGGCGAAGGCCGCCCAGTCCTTGAACTGGAGGGGCCGGATCAGGTTGGCGCTCTGGATGAAAGCCCCCATCTGGCGGAGCTGGCCCGCCTCGGACGCCAGCGCCTCGTCCAGCATCGCCGCGACCGAGGGGCAGCCCGCCATCTTGAAGTTCGCCCCCATGATCTGGCCGAGGCCCCACGAGGTCGAGAGCAGGGCCGCCTCGTCATCGATGGCGCAGGCGCGTTCGATCTCCGCGTAGACCGCGTCCGACCCCTTCGGGTAGGGCTTCATGCCCCACGCGACATAGGCCAGCCCCTCCTCGACCGCTCGGGCCTGAAGCTCGGGCTTCCTCGCAAGCTGCTTGAAAAAGTAGTGCCTCTCGAAGAGCGCCTTGGGACGCCCCCGCTGGTCGAAACCGGACCCGGCCGCCTCGACCGCGATGACGGCGCGGAAGGCAGCCGGTTCGACGTTCAGGCTCTTCGCAAGCGCGACGATCTCGTCGAGGGTGACCTTTCGCGCCGCGCCGTTGAAGGAACGCATCACTGCTTGCCCCCGGCAAGAAGCTGCGTCTTCTGCTGCGACGAGCTGCTGGAGCCGAAATAGTAGGCCACGACCTGCTCGCACTTGGCGCTGACGAAGCCGATCAGCGTGCCGACCGTCGTGGCGGTCAGCGGATCCTTCATGCCATCAACGTATCCGAGCAACACGAGGAACACCGTCGCCATGAAGCCCGCAACCACGACGAACGCGAGCGCGCGCGGCATCCAGTCGCGCACCTGAGCCTCGCGCCGCCGGGCGCTGTCGCGGTCCGACGCGGCGATGCGTTCGAGGTCGATGTCGAGTTCCTTCATGCGGACCGCGAAGTCGTTGTCCGCCTGCTTGAGCGCGAGGAGCTGCTCCGGCGTCGCCTGCTTCAGGGCCTTCTCGACATCCTTCTCGCTGGCCTCGGCACCGAGGCCGAGGACTTCGCCGACGACCTTCATCGCCATGCCACCAAGCGGCCCGCCGATGGCGGTCGCGAGGGTCGGCGCGACCGCGCCCACGATCTTCATCAGGTCCATCACTTCTTCCTCATCATGAGCACGACGGAAATCTTCTGGTGCAGCCTGATCAGGTCGTTGTCGAGCGTGCGGACGCGGTCGATCAGGCCGATGAGCGTGCCGCTCGCTTCGGAGATGGTCGGCTTCACTTCCTCGGTCGCCCACTTCCAGACGTAGAACACGAGGTACGCCATCCCGGCGGCAGCCACGATGGGGAAGCCGTACTGGTTGATGAACGACGCGACGTGCATCAGTCCTTCCTCGTGTCGTTCTTGCCGTCCGAGCGGGCGATGCGGTCGATGTCCGGCTGCACATCGAGAGCTGACGAGATCATCAGGTCGATGCGGACGATGTCGTGGTTCATTGTCCTCACCCGGTTATCCAGAGACTGGATGATGGAGGTGAGGTTCCTGATCGACGACTGCACGCCGGACAGGATGAACTTGAGCGTGAGGAAGACGAAGTAGCCACCGGCCAAGGCCGAGGCTATCGGGAAGCCGACATCCGAGATGAGCTTGAAGGCATCCGCTTCCATCACCGCCACTCGTCATCGGTCTGCCTTGCGCTGTTCGAGCGATGAGATCTTCTCGAAGATCTGCTTCGAGATGTCCTTGATCTCTTTCAGCGCATCGCTGAACTCGTCGCGCCGCACATAGGATGTCGGAAGGTTGACCTCGATCTCGTGCAGATCGCGTCGCAGTTCAGCGACCGCCGACCAGATTTGGCGCGCGAACCAGCCGACCGCAGCGAAGCCCGTCGCGATGCCGATGTTCAGGAGATCCTGCGAGATCATCACGGCCACCCCACGCTGATGTCGTAGTCGATCACGTCCTGCTGATCGGAGAGCGCTTCGATGGCGGCGACGTGCGCCGCCTCGGCGGCGAAGCACGCACGCACATGCGCGCCGACCGCATTGGCCGCCGCGATCAGCTCGGCGGCGGCCAGCGTCGCGAAGCCGTCCGCGAACTTCCACTCGACCGTGTAGGTGGCGTCCTCTTTCGCGACGATGCGCGAGCCGATCAGGACCGTGCGGGTGCGCTCGTCGGTGGCGAAGATCCGCCCGCCGACCTCGACGCCAGCGTTCTCGCGCTCCCAGCGCTTCGACGCCGCCTCGCTGCGCTTCTGCACCTTGAGCTGCTCGATGGCGTGTGGCACGCCGGGGGCGCTGTAGTAGCGCCCGTCCACGACCGGCGGCTCCGGCAGCTCGACCGCGCCGAACTCCAGCCGCTCGCTCGGCGTCATCAGTCGCAGCCAGTTCGACGGGTACTGGATGCCGCCCATGTCGAACGGCTGGTCGATCAGGACGGTCTGGCCGTCTGGAAGAGAAAACCTCATCGTGCCCTCGCATATTTGAAGGGAGCTTCGGCAAATGCGGCAAAAACAAAAACAGTACCAGATCCGTTAACACCAGATGCTGACACACGGATCTTGAATCCATTTGAAAGTACGTCGATTCCACGAACAGATGTTGCGTAATTTTCAGCGGCAGCGTCAGCAGCTTCAAGACCACCGCCCATTACGTTGAAGGTTTCCCTGACGGTGTCATAGATGCGCCAGCCAAGATTAGCTGCTGTGGCGTCCTTGATCATGATCCAACGAGGACGGAATCCGCACCAGACAAAGGGGCCGTCTGCCGAAGCATTGCCTGTGTAGCTGCCGAACTTGGAGAAGCCTTCGATCTCGGACCAGAGGTATCCGACGAACGAAAACGTATTGCCGTTAGTCTCGCTGTTTGTGCCAACAGAAAACACAGAACTTGTTGGCGCGGTATTGTTCCACATGGTGCTCGCAGCAGCAAAACCCGCCGTCGAATTGAGATACATATATCCTGTTGCGGGACTGGCGTTTTGGCTTGCGTGGTAAGAGACCCACCCATTTCCGGTGTCTAGTCTCTTGACGACCATGAATTTGGGTACAGCACCCAGCGCATGAGAGATCGTGCGGTTAGTGCCGTTTCCGGTATACGTCACGATATCAAAGCCCGGCGTGACGCCTTCCTTCCACGCCCAGTCCACATAGGTGGCGGCGCTGGTGTTTAGCTGGGCCAACGCACCGACCGTGTAGCCGTTGCTGTTGAATGCTGTGAGGCCGGTGGTCTCCGTCGTCTCACCGGTCGTGGTGTTGCTTTCAAGCTGCTTCTGGACGCCACGCACCGCGTCGTAGAGGCCGTGGTCCGTGGCCGCACTGCGGCTCTTGATCCACACCAGATCCGGCTGGAACCCGAGAGAGGACACCGAAGCCGTCGCACCCGTACCCGTGCGAAGGGTCGCGTCCATGTAGAGGCTGCCCTTCTTGATGGAGGGCGTCGCCAAGTTGGCGGTGTTCAAAGCCTTGAAGCCGGTGGGCGGCGTGTAGGAGAACGGACGCTGGCCGAAGTTCACATACCCAGCATGATCATTATTCGCGGTTGTTTGATTGGATATATATGGGAAGTAATCGCCGGAGGTAATGCTGGAAAATGCTGCATTTGTTCCAGCAGCCGGATCACCGGAGGCTTGCCATGTTCCGTTTTTTGCAAACCAG